TTGGAGATACACAGGGAATTCCTCAAGACCAGCTTTCAGATCCGTTGACATTTTTTTGTATTCCTCCGGGAGAAGGAGCGAGTGTTGGAACTTTAGAATCACAAGTTGATATTGAACAGCTTGTTAAAGCAATCACTTTTCAAATAAACAGCATTATCAATAATTATGGGATATCTGCTGATATGTATTCTCTTGAGATTCCTGAAATGTCTGGGAGGGCTTTAAAGATAAGAAACAGAGCATTGATGGAACAGAGGCAAGAGCAACTTCCTTTATATCGGAAATATGAGAAGGAATTGTATGAGAAAACCAGGATAATCAACAATGCTTGGCCAGCATTTCTTAAAAACATGAATGAAGAAGCTGAATTCTCCATTGATTTTGGAGAGATTGAATTCCCGGATGATCCTATGGATGAGATTGAACTCCAGACAAAGAAACTTAGAGCTGGGATTATAAGCCTTCCTCAATTCTTCCAATTTTTCAATCCTGATATTAAAGATGAGAAGAAGGCAGAAAAAGCCATTATTGCAAATCTTCAGGCACTTCAGGAGCTTGAAGAGAAGTATCCAAATGTTGATAAAACTCTTGATTATATACTTGGAGAAGGCTGGGATAGGAAGCCAGCAAGAGAAGGGGAAGGAGAAGGAGAGGCTGAATGAATAAAACTAAATGTTCAATGGAAAATAAAGTTGATACTTATAAAGAAATGGAAAAAATAAGGCCAATGCAAGCATTGTTTTTAATCTTATTAAAATGTTCTAAATGCCAAAAACCTTGTGAAATTCTAAATAGAGGAAAGTTGAATAATGAAAATGCCTAAGTTCCTATTCAAGATTATCTTCAAATGGATGATAAAATTCTTTGAGAAGCTTGATTTTGTTATGAAAAAGAATGGATGGCCAAGATGGAGAAGGAAGCAATTCTTTAGAGATTTTGTTAGTTCTCCTGAATCCAGGAAGGATTTGTATAAAGGATTCATGGATGAAGTAAGGAAATATTAATGAAAATAAAGCTATTCAATGATTGGAAAAGGACACCTGAAACATTAATTTTTTTTGCATTTGCTATAGACACAGAAGATATATTGACTTTACACTTTTGGTTGTTTGGTTTTTCATTAGAATTAGATTTTTAAGGAGGAGTTATGGAAGATTTAAAAGTTTATTATAAAGATGAGCAGACAATTAATTCTGAATTCGATAAAGCGATTGAGAATCTTGCTCATAAATTTGGGCTTTATTTCACAGGAAGCGGTGTTGAGATTGAAACTCATATCAGAGATATCCATTTTGAGAAGAAGAAATAAAGAAAGAGTGAATGGCAATAAGAATTCGAAAGATTAATGGTCATCTTGTTGCCCTTTGTGCAGCTAAAACTAAAAAGCAGAAAGGCGATATTTATCTTGATGATAATCTACATCATGTACTTAGCGATAAATTTTATGCTGATTTCGTGAAGATGGGATTTATAAAGGAGGAATAAATGAGCAAAATATTTCAAAGAAGAAATCCTAAAAGCAAAAGATACATAAAGTTCAGAAGAGGAATAAAAAGAACAAGGATCATTGGAAGCAGCAAAAAACCTTATTCTGGAGTTCCGAGAAGGTAAGATGGCAATTCTCTTGGGGTATGTTACGAAGCTGTACAATATCGTACAAAGCTGTACAAAATCTCCCACTAATATAAATTAAATTAATACAAATTAAATTAAATTAATTAAAAGAATCACGAAAAATGTATGGATTAAGAAAACACATTAGAAAGCTTCAAATAATGGAAAATGAAGCATCTGAAAAAGCTGGGATGAGATTTATTCTCTCTCTCAATGAAAAACAACTCTTAGGAAAAGACAGAAAGAAATTCATAAAGAGATATATCGGGAATCTAATTCAAGATATCTTCCCTGAAGTGATTAAAGCTGCCAAGATGGGAAGGGAATTTAATGATAGGATAACAAAATGAATATTTATAAAATAATGATAAGGAAGATATTTAAGAAATTATGTATTCACAGTAAAAAATATAAACTTTCAAGACCAGTTAGCTTTATAAGTGAAGATGGATTTTATTCTTTTGGTAAAACAATTATGTTTCCTGAATTATTTGATGATTGGAAAGAATGTGAATCTTGTATTTTAAGAAACATTCAATGGGCTGTTCCCCATTCTTTAGGCAGTATAACCAGGGATTTATGTTTTGCTATTTGGCATAATGGAATTTTTGAAAGATAAAGGAGAAACAATGAGCTTAATCAACACAAAAGAAGTCAAAGGAGGTTATCTTTGCGATGTTTGTGGAGATAAAATCATTGTTGATGCTCTTGTTACTAATATCAATCCTTTTGTGATCAAGGGAATTGACAAGCTTTTCCATGCTCATGAGAGATGTAAGCCATATCTGAAGAAAGCAGCCATAGGCAGGAATTGGAAGCTTTTACCGGATGGGCCACTGAAAGAGGCTTATTATGAGGCTTGTAAGGAACAATCTATTCCAACTTAATACAAAACTATGGGTAAAAAGGAGAGTTTTTGATGAAAAAAAATTCTATAAGTAAATGTCATGGAGTTATGGTTTATTATAGGCAAATTGATGGAGAAGGAGAAGTGCTTCCTCATTGTTCTCTTTGTCATAAACCTGCTAAATTAATAAAAGAAGAAGATGATGATAAAAGTTCTCCTGATGGCATGACTGAACCTCCTCATGGAATAAGAAGGGAAAATTGGGGAAGCGGTGGTCATAGACATGGCTAAAAGAAATGATTATCTTCAAATATTCAGGCTGAAGATCGAAGCCTTATTGAATCAATATGCTGATAAGATAAAAATCCTTATTGCAGACAATAAGCTGATTGGATTGAGCATGAGTTCGATCAAGGAGATGAAAGAGAGAGAAGATTCAAGATGGAATTTGGAGTTGAAGGCTTTGAACCGGGCAATCAAGGAGGAAGTTGGAAAGCTGATTAATAAAATCCATATTGAAGGATATCTGAAAGGTTTGAAATAATGCCAGCAGTTCCAAAGAGATATACAAATGTTGTCCTCAGTTCAAATCCTTGTCCAGATTGCATAAGAGCAAATGGAATGACTATGACAATGACAGGATGGAAAACCTCAGTATTTGGAATACCCGGTTCTGATAAAAGAGTTTGTGATGGCCATTGCCATTGTGTCCTTGTTCCTATTGATATGATGAAAGAACTTCCTGCTATAGATAAAAAAGTAAAGCTCAGGGGAGATGATATTACTGATATTGGGAAAACTGTTGATATTTATCCTAATGAGATTCTATTGAAAGAACTTATGGATGAATATAATATGAGAATAGGGAAGCTTCCTCCAGAGATATATGAGATGCCTCTTAATAAAGTTATTCCTTTTCTGGAAGGATTGCTTATAGGAAAATGACAGTTAAACTTAAAGGATTCAGAACAACCAAGAGAATGCTTCATGATGTTGAAGCTTTCCTGAGATCCACTAAACCAATGGAAGGAATTGTTGAAGATGTTGCAGAGGAGATCCAGAAGAAAACAGCAAGAGCAGCAGATTATAAAAACAAGCCATTTGAGCCTTATTCTCCAGATTATGCCAAGAAGAAGAAAACAACTCATGTTGATCTGAGGCTTTCTGGAAGAATGCTTAGTTCAATGAGAACGAAAGTTATTAATGCAAATCATGGCAGAGTTTTTATTAAACCAGCCGGATATCCAAAGACAAGAGCAAAGACTGATATGGTTGCAAATATCCATACAACCGGGACAGGGAAACAGCCTCAGAGAGAATTTCTAAACATATCAAAATCGGCTATGGCTAAAATTCATAGAAAGAATTACGATAATCCTATTATGAAAATATTAGGAAGGAGAAAATAAAAATTGGCGTCCATCAAAAATTATCTCATTTTGGTTAACTGGTTTTTTGCGTTCAAATCTCATATGAGCCGATTTAGATATAAAGGCAATGAGATTTTTCGGACGATTATCAAATCTTTTGCCATTGAAATGATGCACTTCTTCTTTACGAAGAAGCGGTCTTTTAATCAGATTTTCAACAATCAAACGATGTTCTCCGATATAACTACAAACAGCATGGGGATTGCTTGGACAATAAATAAGTCTATATCCCCTACGAATAGTTGTGCCAGATTTAAAAGCTGGATGATCTTTGCCGAATTTCCCAAGCATCGGATTTTTCCTTCCATTAGCAGCACTCATTGGGTTATTATCACCACAAAATGCAAGTGCAACACAACGCCGAGAACAATATTTTGCTCTACCTATTTTAATATCATAAGAACGAGCAAGAAATTGCTTGCCACAAATCATACATTTTTTCTCAATTGTTCCTCTTTGCTTAATCATTTTATTTCTTGGTTTAGATATAACATATATTCTCTCTATGGTCAAGAAGTGATTTAATGAAGATATTGGGGAGAAGGAAATGAAGCCTAATTATCCTGTGATTATTATCTATGCAAGAGATTGGGGAATGGATACTGTTCTTATGACAAAAAAAGAAGTGAAGAGATTAAAAGTTCCTCAAGGCTGGCTTGTTGGCTGGTTAGTTGATGAAACAAAGGAAGCCATAAAACTTGCTCATGAGTATTTTGATGATTCAGATGAGTATGAATTCAGGTATGTTTCAACAATCCCAAAAGAAACGATTATTTATAAGAAAATAATATCTGAAGGAGATATCTAAATGGCCAAGAAAAGAAAAATGACTAAAACACAAAAAATTAAATGTCGTGCTTTAGTAAGTAAATTGAAAAGGAAAAGAAAAATAAGAACTCCTTATGCTCTTGCCATGTGGATGGTGAAAAGAGGAAAGGGAAAAAGGAGAAGGAAATAAAATGGTTGACAACTTCCAGAAGGAAGTTTATTTTAAATTAAGGAGGGCAAGATGCTCACAAATATTAATGAATTGATTTCATTGATTTTTCCAGTTTTATCTTTTTTACCATTTATCTTTTTTGGAGGCATAGGTTTTGCTGGATCTGATGAGGAAGAAGAAGCTAAAAAGAAGTTAGAAGAAGAGAAAAAAAAGAAATTAGAAGAGGAAGAGGAGGAGGAAGAAGAGGAGGAGGAAGAAGAGGAAGAAAAAAAGACAAAAAAATGGGATGCTGAAACTAAGAGATATATCAAATCTCTGAGAGAAGAAGCAAAAAAGACCAGATTGGAGTTGAAAAAAATTAAAGATGAGAAAGATACAGCAGACAAAAAGAAGTTAGAGGAAGAAGGGAAATTCAAAGAGCTTGCTGATAAATCAGAGGAAGAAAAGAAAGCTGATCTTGAGAAATACAAACAGAAAATGATTAATTTGGAATTGAAAATTGAAGGGAACAAAGAAAAGATAATTGATGAGGAACTTGCTACACTTGCTCCAAAAGATAAGATTGAAATTGATGATGATTTCAATGTTACCGGAGCAGATGAGGCAATCAAGGCTTTGAAAGAATCAAAGCCAAAATACTTCCAGAAGGAAGGAGAAGAAGAGGATGAGGATAATCCAAACAAAAACAAGACTCCAGAGGAGAGTTCAAAACCTGGTTTGAAAACCAAAATATTCAAATCTGATGAAAAGGATTCAAGGCAAAGAATTGCTGATGGATTAAGACCAAAAAAGAAAAAGAAGTAAAAATTCATTTAGGAGGTTAGCCAATGGCTATGAGATTAATTGAATGGGCCAAAACAGAGCAGGATGAACTCAGAAGGGGAGTCATTGAGGAATTTGCCAAAAGCTCAGTTATCCTTGATTATCTGCCATTTCAAGATATCGAAGGGAATGCCTATACTTATAACAAGGAGCATACACTCCCAGGGATCGGATTCAGGGGAGTCAATGAATCCTATGATGAAGGAACTGGAATTGTCAATCCAGCAACAGAAACTCTCAAGATCATGGGGGGAGATGCAGATACAGATAAATTCTTAATCAAGACTCAAAGAGCTGGAGTGGATAGGAGAGCAACTGATATCGGAATGAAGGTTAAGGCTGCTGCTCTTTATTTTACCAAGATATTCTTTGATGGTGATCAGGCTTCAGATCCAAAACAGTTTGATGGGCTTAATGACAGAATAACCGGAGATCAACTTATTGATCCTGGAACAGATGGAGCAAATATCTCTCATAATTTGATTCTTCAAGCAATCCATGCGATTCAGGGAACTCCTGATTTGATGGTTATGGGAAAACAGATGTTGAGAAATCTCAACAATCTGGCAGAGGCTTCAATAATCCTTACAATTGATAAGGATGATTGGGGAAGGCAAATCAAGCTCTATGATGGAATTCCAATTGGAATAGTTGAGGAAGATAATGATGATAATACAATTCTCGCATTTGATGAAACTCAAGGAAGCACTGTTGCAGCTTGTGGTTCTCTATATGTTCTGAAATTTGGAGCAGATGAATATCTCTCAGGTTTGCAAAATGGGCCACTTGATGCCTACGATCTTGGAGAAATTGATGATAAGCCAGTATTCAGAGCAAGGATTGAATGGTATATCACTATTGCAATCTTCCATTCCAAATCCGCTTCCAGGTTGCCTGGCATAACTGCTGCTGTTAGTTAATCAGGAAAAAATAAGGAAAAATAAGGAGATAATAATGGATAGAACAATTTATGATGCCTTAGGTGCGTTGAGGGCTTCTGGCCTTCAATCAACAGGATCAGAGAATGGGGATTCTCTGGATTTGGGGATACTTGGGCTTGTTAGAGTAGTTGTTTCTGTATCTGTTGTTGAATCTGGTGCTTCTATTGCTATTAAGATTCAAGGTTCAAGTGATGATTCAACCTTTTATGATCTTCCCGGAGGAGTGTTCCTTGATCCTTCTGATGGAGCTGATATTGATGCTGTTGGAGAATATGAGATATACATTAAATCAGGGTTCAGGTATTTTAGAGTTGTTGGAGTTGTTTCTACTGATGATATAACCTGGGAGAGCTACTTAACAAAAGCTTTTAAGTAATAGCTTTAAAATCCAAATCAAATAAAGGAGAGGAAGATAATGAGTATCTTTATTCTCAAGCATCCAAGTAAAGATTTTTCAGGGAATGTTTATGGAGTTAGCTTTGATAATGGAGTTGGTTCAACCAGCTCCCAAAGAGATGCTAATTTCTGCATTCAAAAGCATGGCTGTGAAGATGTAACAGCAAAATATGAGAAGAAACAAGTTGATAAAGATAATCCTGCTGCTGTGAATTATGTTCTCAAATCCAAGAAGAAGGACAAGAAGAAAGACAAAGAGAAAGAAGAAGATCAAGAAGAAGCTCCTGCTGAAAAGAAGAAATGAGCAAATATGTTGAAATCCTAACTGATAATGAGGCTGTCAAAGCTTATGATTATCCGATTGAAGTAAAAGTATATCTGGAGGGGACTCAGGCAGTTCCCTCCTCTGCCACTATTACAGTTAAGAATCCTAAAGGAAAAAAACAGGTTGAAGATCAATCTGTAACTATTGCTGGATCTGGAACAATGACTTATACGCTGGATTCAGCATATACAGCCAATCTCTGGGAGAATGCAATAGTTGAAATTGAATATGTTATAAGCTCTATAACATATAAGATGGTTAGTCTTTTTGATGTTGTTATTAACAAGTTGAAATGTTCTGTTCTTGATGCAAATCTAAAGGATTATTATCCAAAAATGGCTGATGAAATCTGGAGTGAACAGAGCAATTATGATGATCAGATCCAAGAAGCATTCCTGGAAGTGAAAAGAGATATCAAGGATAAAGGCAAAAGGCCGGCCATGCTTATTGATGGCAGCCAGATTAGGGAACTCATTATTGCAAAATCATTTGAAATAATCTTCTTTTCAATGATGAAAGAAGAAGGGGATAAGTGGTTTATCCGTCATGAGAAGGAAGCTCAAAAATACAAAGATAAAATTGCAAAACTTCTTATTCATTACGATATAGATGAATCGGGAACTATTGAGGAAGAAGAAAGGAGATTAAGCCTCTCTCAATTCCAGATGAAAAGATAATGGGAGCTATAAAAGATATTGTTGAAGCCATTGAAGCAAGGATGGTTGTTCTTGGATATTTAGAAACTGAGGAAGTATTTGATTTTGATGCTGTCCCGGATTCAGTAATAGATGGTTCTTTCAGAATAGAAGTTGAAGGCGTTGAATCCATTTATGATTCTGGAAATGTTGGCAGAAAAATAGATTCAATTGATATCTGGATTGCTTTTAAAGAACTCAGGAAGCCAAGAACTCAATGGAAAACAGCTCTTGATGCAAGGGAAACTATTGAAGTTGATTTGATTAATCATGCTTCTATTTCCGGATTGAGTTCAGATCCTTTATTAGTGATGGATAGGGAAGCATCTGTTGAGAAATATCTTGGAGATTATCTTATTTTGAAGCTTGCTTTCAGTTGCGATTATTTAAGAGATATTTCTTAAATTACAGGAGGAAAGAATGGCTGAAAAGAAAACTCATTTTATCTGGCTTTTGGATTCTTGTTATCCAAGAAAAGGGCCAAGGTTGATAAAAGGAGAGAAGTATAAAATAAGCGATTATCCTAAAGATGTTGTTGCTGAATGGATTAGACAAAAAGCAGCAAAATATGCTTGAGGATAATCTGAAATCTAACTAAGGAGAAATAAATATGACTACTCCAACAATAGCACAAAAGAGATTAATGGCTGCAGGAGCTATAAAATCAAGTGCTGGCTGGGGGGTTGCTCAAGAAATAACCTCTGCCTTTGGAATGCTGATAGAAACAGATGGAGGACTTCTGAGAAACCAACCTTATATGCCGGCAAAAGAATCTGATACTCCATTTGTCCTTGAAGGTGATCTTGGAAATATTGAAGCTGTTGAATTTGGGCCTGAATTTTTCTTGCGGTATGATATGGGAGCAATTGGAGTTCTAATTGCTCAATTATTTGGGAAGGCAAACGATGCTGTTAATCAAGGTGATATAGCTTATCTGCAATCTTTTGAATGGGAAGATGAAAATGATGGAGATTTTGCTACATTTGCAATAGAAAGAAGAGATAAGATATTTGAAGTTCCAAGTGCAAAACCTCATATGCTGGATTTATCTATAGCTGATGGATTTTTGAAAGGGAAAATAGGATTGAAGGGAAATACTTTAATCAATACTTCCACAGTAAATGAACTAACTGAGATGGATGCCCTTACTTATGAAAGCAGAGGGACAAGAATTAAGTTTTCTCAACTTGTGGCAGATATGAATGATCAAGTTAATGGAGATGCAGCAGGTGAAACTGATCTTATAATATCCGATATTGCGATTCATTATGAAAGGCCAATGGATGGGCCTCATAAAGCTGGTTCTCCCTTTATAATTGAACCTAAACAAAATGGTCAAGGCATCATAACTGTAACAATGACATTTCCAAGAATGAGTGCAGTTAATGCTGCCTATTTTGCTGATTTCATAGCTGAAACAGAGAAGAAATTAAGACTTGAATTTACCGGAGCTGTTCTTGGATCTTCAGCACATAGCGAATTTCTCAGATTGTTTTTTCCAAGAATGAGAATAATCAATATTGACTATCCTTTTGATGATATTATTCCAGCAACAATCACACTCCAGGCTGAGGAAGCTGCCTCTGCTCCAACCGGGATGGGAAAAACAAGGCCATATGTTGTGATTATGAATAGAAGATCAACAGATTATTTGACTTAAAATCCTGATGATTCAGGATAATTAAATATTGGAGGTATGAATGCCAAAGATTAACTTTCCAAAGGGAAATGTTTGGAAGGAGTTTGAGCTTGATACTGCTCTTATAACTCCAAATGTTATCAAACTTGAGTTGAAACCTTGTTTGAAAAAAGATTCAACAAAAGCACTTCTTAAAGAAATTAAGATAAAAAGAGAAGCACTTGAAAGAAAAGGATCAGATGATGTTGCTCCAGAAGAACTTCTTTCTTATTTTGATTATGCTGTTGGTTTTGCCAAATCATTGGTTGTTGGCTGGGACTTGACAGATGAAGAAGATAAGGAAATTCCTTGTGATGAAAAAAACAAAACATTCTTTTTAGAAGATCTGCTATGGGAAAAAATTGTCGAAGGAGAAAAAGATAAAGAGGAGGATGAAGAAGAGGAAGGAAGAAAAAAAGTAAATTGGTTGTTTGTTGAGATCATCAAATTCTGTTCCAATATAGGGAATTTCTCAAAAAATTAGAAGCCTATCTTATTTGGCTTGAAGATTACTGGCAAGCGATTGATTGGGATGAGATAGGCAAGGGAAGTTCAGCTTGCCAGAATCCTCCTTATGTGAATGAACATGATACATATTGTTTCAATTGGTATTTGCAGAATGTTCATTCTTTCACAAGAGATTATAATTTGATGCCAGATTTAATAAAAGAACTGGAAATAAAAGGAGATGATAAAATATTATTCCTTTTTAAACTTGATAAAATTTATAGATCTTTCCAGAATATTGCAAATAAGAAATCAGAGAAGAAATAATGCCAAAAACTAATATTGATATTTATACAGAACTTCATGGTTCAAGAGCTAAAGTTAAAGGACTTGAAAAGAATTTAAAGACTATGGAAGGCAGAGCAAGATCATCAGGAACTTCTCTCTCCGGCCTCTGGAAACAGGTTGCTATTGGAATGGGATTAACAATGGGAATCCCGGCTTTAATAAGAGGAGTCAAGAATCTGGCTTCATCATTTCTTGGAGTTTCAATTGAATTAGAACAATATACAATCCGATTAAAAACTCTTCTTGGTTCTCAAGAGGCAGCCAGTAAAGCTATGGGTCATTTCCAAGATATTGCTTCAAAGTTACCATTTACTTTAGATGAAGTTATTGAATCAGGAATTAGATTAACAACAATAAAAGTTCCATTTAAAGATTGGCTTATTCCAATTGCTGATGTTGCTGCTGCGTTTGGATTGGACTTGCCAACTGCAACAGATCAATTTTCAAGAGCTATGAGTGCTGGATTGGGAGCAGCAGATTGGTTCAGGGAAAAAGGCATTAGTGCCATGATAAGGGATTTTGCAAAATTGAAATATGGTATTGATGATTTATCTAAAGCTGGAACTGCTAAATTAAAAGAAGTTATGTATGAATGGGCAAAAACTTTTGAAGGTTCATCTGAAGAAATGTCAAAAACTTGGAGCGGAACAATTTCAATGATCCAGGATGCTTGGTTTCAATTTAGAAGCACTATTATGGAAGCTGGTATATTTGATGCACTTAAAGAAGGACTTCAAGATGTTCTTGAATGGATAAAAAGAATGCAGGAAGAAGGTAAAATTGAAGAATGGGCTGCGATTGCAGAACAGGCTTTTAAAGATGTAACAACTGCTGTTGGATTTGTCTATAAAGGATTAAAATTACTTGGAGAATTGAAGCCATCAAGACTTTATGAAGAAACAGACAAAGAAACAAAGGCATACAAAAGTTTGCATGAAGAAGTTGGTTTATGGACTGATTTTCAAGATAAAGCTGTTAGAGCTGAAATTATGGGTAAAGAAGAATTGATGGCAATTTGGGATAAATACGAACAGAATACAAAAGACACATATGCAGCTATTGCTTTGGGAGTTGAAAGTGAGGCATTACAAGAATTTCTTCTTAATTTAGCCGGAAGGCATATGAAAGCATTTGAAGCTGCAATTAAACAAAAAGAAGGGCTTGAGGAATTAGGAGAAGTAATTGAAAGATTAACGAAAAAAGAAAGTGAACAATTTAAAACCGTTAAAGAAGGAGCTAATGCTATAAAAGAAATTGCAATTGATTATGATAAATTATTTGATTCTATAGATACAACAGAACTTGATCTTGAATGGCAGGGATTTATAATAACATTTAAAGAAGCTCAAGAAGAATATAGAAAACAACTTTTAGAAAGTTTAGGGATTCATCAAGAAGCAACTGGAGATATGGGAGATCAAGTTAAAGAGCTTTCAGATTTTGAGCAAATGGCATTGGCAGAGATGATGTCAAGTTATCAAGGCATAATCGGAACAATTCTCTCTGTTATTGAAAAATGGGCAATAGGAGAGATTGTCAAATCAGTCATGACAGCACTTCCTTTTCCAATAAACCTTTTGGCCACAGCCGGAGCTATTACTGCTGTTAAGGCTATTTTTGCTGGAATAAAAGGAATGAAAGAAGGAGGAATTATCCCAGAGGAAGGAATTTATCATCTTCATAAAGGAGAATATGTTACCCCTGCAAATCAAGTAACAAATGTTTATAATCAATTAACTAACAATGTTCAAGCAATCCAATTTCATCAAACAATTCAAATTGGAACAGAAAGAATCGCTGATGAAGTAATAACAGTTCTTAAAGATAGAGCAGAAAGAGGAACATTTACCCTGCCTTTAAAGGTGATTCAATGACTGTAAGAATTTGTTATCTCAATCGCTGGAGGAATGGAACTATCTTAACTCAATCCTCTCGGCATCCTCAATTCCCTTCAACGAATACTCAGCTTGATTCTAAGAAATATTTCTGGAGAAGCAGACATGGAACAGGAAGTGGAAATGGATTATTTGTTGTTGATTCAGATAATAAATATATTGATTTTGATGAATTAGGAAATGGGGTTGTTCTTGGAACTTTAACTGAAGGAAATTATACAGCAAAATCTTTAATTGAACATATTGCTTCAATCATGACAACAAGAAGTGCTGCTGCTGGTAAAAGCCAAACTTATCAAGGAACATTTTCAGAAGCAACCGGGAAGGCAACAATTGAGGAAACTTCAGGGCCTAATAATTTTTCAATTCTTTGGGATTCTGGAACTCATGGTTCTGGAAATGGAGATGATAATATCGGAACAACAATTGGATTTGATGATTCAGCAGATGATACTGGAGCAGCCAGTTATACAGCAGATTATGTAAGAGTTCATTATCCAAAAGCTTATATAGATATTAATTTAGGAGCAGCCTATGAAATAGATTTTTTAGCAATCCTCAATCATAATATTGGAGATGTTACTATAACAATAACAGGAGCAGATGATTCAGCTTTTTCAGTAAATGTTGTCAATGATACAGTAACTTGGAATGCAACTGATCTTTATTTTTTCTTCTCAGCAGCCAGGACAAAGCAATACTGGAGGCTTCAAATTGAAGATATAGCTAATGCTCTTGGATATATTCAAATCGGAACAATAGTTTTAGGTAAATATTTTGAACCTTCAAGGCATTATACAAATTTTTACAGGAGAGGAAAAAGAGATCCTTCTGGTATTCAAGTTTCAGATGCTTCAGTTCTTTATAGTTCTGATAAGGATGATTTGGAATGGGGTTCTTTCCCATTTGAAGGATTGAATGCAGCAAGCAAAACAGAAATTGATGCTATGCTTGCAGAATGCAAAAGAAATAAAGCTTTTGTTATTGTTCATGATCCTGATAATCCAAATAGTGATTCATTTCTTATGAGAATGGAGGAACTTTCAGATCCGGAATCTCCTCATTATCTGAAATATAATTGGAATTTAACTTGCATTGAGGTAGTCTAAATGGCTGTTACAGCTCCAAGTGGATTGGCAGCCACAGTTCATTCTTCAAGTAAAATATCCCTTGCATGGACAAATGAAGGTGAATATCATCTTATCCAGATTTGGCAGAATATTGGAGGAGCAGGATATGCTCTGATTGATACGATTGCTGGCTGGAAAGAGAATTATGAGATAACTGGATTAACTGCCTCAACTGAACATTGTTATAAACTCAAAGGGGAAACAATAGAGCCTCCAGCAGAATCTGGTTATTCTACTGAAGATTGCGGAACAACTTATTCAGTCCTGCAAATTCCAACTCTTTTAGTTGCAACAGCAATTTCTGATACTGAAATTGAAATAGTATTCGTAGATAATTCAAGCGGAGAAGATGATCATAGATTAGAGATGGAACTTGTTGGAGATGGAGGATATTCTGAAATAGCAACAATCCCAGCTAATGTTGAATATTATAAAAAGACTGGATTAACCAAAGGTGCTACATATAACTTTAAGGTAAGGGCAAAAGAAGGAGTTTCGTATTCTGGATATTCCAATGTGGCCTCAGCAACAACAATCTCTGAACCTTCAGCTCCTTCAGATCTGGCTTCTTCTGAAATACAGGATAGGAGTTTAAGATTAACCTGGACAGGAGTTGCAAATGAAACTGGCTATAAGATTGAGAAATCAACAACTGGAGCATGGGGAGGAGAAGAAGAAGAAATTGGAAAGATTAGAGCAAACATTCATGAATTCTTGGTTGAAAATTTAGAGCCTTCAACAGCATATTATTTCAGGGTTTTTGCTTATAATGCTGCTGGAAATTCTTCAGCTTCCGGAGTCGTCAATCCAACAACTCTTGCTGCTTATTCAGAATCCGAATATGAGAAATTCATAAGAAAGCCAGTTATGGATTCTTGTTTCCTGCTGGAAATATCAGAATTAAAATGTGATCTCAATCTTCATTATTGTTTTGTTTTAACTTCTGGTAATGTTTATGAAATAACTATTGGAGAAAGAGGAATTGATATAGAAGCTGTTTATGAGGATGGAGGAGCAACTTCATATACAGAAAGAACGACAGTTGCTCTTGTTGAGGCAAACGCCTCATCATTCTTTTTTGATTATTTTACTGGAATTTTATATGTCCATACTTCAGGTTCTGACGATCCTGGGAAATATTTCCTGTTAGGAGAATTCAAATTATATCTATCAAATAAAGAAGATATAGTATTCAGCAACAATTATTATTATCCTCTTCTAAGAGAAGAAAACATTCCAAATATCAGCCAGGAAATAAAGCCTTATTATGAAGGCAATTTCTCAATTTCAGCAGGAACAATAAAGATCATAAATGGATTGATTAAAGAACCTGAAATTGAATATTTATTTGACAGACTTTACAGCAAATTCATCTGGAGAAATGCAAAAGCTGTTTTAAAACATGGAAAAGCCTCTTTTTCTTATTCAGACTATCAAAAGGTTTTTACTGGGATAATTGACAGGGCTTTTGCTGATGATAATCTTATAATAATAAATCTCAGGGATTTCAGGGATGAAGCAAGAATTGATTTTCCTCTCAGCATTTATTCTTTAGATACTTATCCTTTACTTGAAGAAGGAAAAGAAAATTATCCTATTTCTAAACAGTTTGGTTATAAAGCAGATCAACTTCCAATCTGGATTGATTTTGATAGACAGATATGCAAATTCCATGATGGCAGAGTTCATTCAGTAAGCTCAGTTAAAATCAATGATACAGTTAAAACTGAAGATACAGATTATTATGTTGATTATCAAAGGGGAAGAATAACTTTTGATGCAACTGCTGTTATAATAACAGAAGATGATATTATTGAAGTTTCTTATTTTGGGATTGTTGATTCAGCCAATGAACTTATAAATAATGGAGCAGAGATATTTCTGGAAATAATGTTAACATATTTTGGAAAAGCTCTTGCAGATTTGAATCTTGATACTATCTATAAAGCCAAATATGATAATACAGCAGAGCTTTCAATTCATCTTTACCAGGAAGGAACAACTTATGAAGAAATAATAAGGAACATTGAGCATACAATAAAATGTGCTTCCTTCCAGGATAAGGATGGAAAGATCGGATTGATTATTGATGAAACAAAGCCAGCCTCTAATATCAGGACAATTGAAAATAAACAGGTATTCAATCTCAGCCAATATAAAGGAAAGGATTCTTTGTTCAAGACAGTCAATGTTTTTTACAAAGAGAATACTCAGGATAATATTTGGCAGAAAGAATCCGGGAATTCAAATCCGATTGATTGGAAATATGGAGTGAAAAAGATTCTGGATATATACACTTATTTTGAAAATAATTATGATGCTGGAGAATTGAAAGATGATATCCTGGAATTGCTGGATAAAGATTTTGTTGATTTTTCAGTTGATAGAGCTGTTTACGGAATAAAGCCAGGGGATCTGATTTACTTCAATAAAGACAGATTCAGGAATGCTGCTGGAGAAGCCATTAATCTTATCCTAAAAGTTTTAACTTTTAATAAATTAATATCTCAAAAAAGAACTCATATAATCGGAACTCTTATTAATTTCCTGGATAATTTTGACACGGATTCACTTCATCAGTTATGGACAAAAGACAAGATTGATTCAGATAGAACAGTAACTCCTTCAAAAACAAATAAGATCCTAACAATTGCAATAGCAAATAATGCTCATGGGGATTGGTGGCATGATCCTGATGGCAATATATTTAATGATACTCTAAAAGTTATCATGGATATTCCCGGAACTCCTGCTGAATTTATAACCAAACTCAATTCTTATACTGTAAATGATAAAACTCAAGCTGGGATTTTTATTTCTTCAGATCCACAGGGTAAAACTGAGAATGGATCATATCTATTTGGAAGATATAAAAATTCTGGAACAGCAAAAGATGGAATGGCAGCAATAAGAATATCTCCAGAGGATTATACTTATATTGCAGTTACAACTTTACCTATTTGGCTGAAGATAAAAGTAACCGGAAAAACTAATTCATATGTTCATTTTCTATATAGCACAGATGGAGCAGATTATATTCTCCTCCATACCACTTCAACAGCATGGTTTGGAACAGGACAATATTATATTGGGCTTTTTGTGAAAAATTTTGCTGCTGCCTGGAACAATATTTCAGCTCCTTTTGAATCCTTTAAAATGATAAGATATTAAAATGATAGAAAGAGGATATATCACAAGAGCAGAATTCCTTGATCATATAAGAAGGGATTGGAAATCTGCTCATAGTATAAGAGCTGGAATTTATGATTTTGTTGAACTGGATTATTCTAAGATAAAAGGCCTTACTGCTAAATCAATTCCTTATGCTGGAGCAACCGGATATCTAACAGAGGATAATGCAGAATTATCTTGGGATTATTCAACTGATACATTACATATTGGAACTATTAGTATATCAGATGGTTCTATTATAGATTCAGGTGGTTCTATTAGTTTTGGAAATGAAAATTTAGTTACTACCGGAACTTTTGGTTGTGGAACAATCACTGTGGCTGATGGAGGCAGCATTAGCCTTCAGGAAGATATAACATTCACAGGAGCGACTACAGAAAACCAGATTAAATTCCCTGATAATTTAGCTGATGCACTTTCTTTTAAAGAGGAAGCTAATGCTTATTTAACTTTTGATACTCGTGATGGAATTGAAAATATTTTATTTAGTAAACCCTTACATATTTATCAAGCAAGTGAATATCCAATAGAAGTAGAATATGATGGTGATTGCAATATACAAATAGCCAACTGGTCTAATAATATTCAAGATAATCCAACTTTTCGACACAAAAGAGGAAGGGGAACGAATTCATCACCTGCGATAGTTCAGGAAAATGACGTAACAGGTGAGTGGACTTGTTATGGTTGGGATGGAGCAACTTGGAGAAGAACGGGTAGGATATATTTTATTGTAGATGGTACACCTGGTAGTGGTGATATGCCAGGAAGGATAGATTTTGAAGTAACGCCTGATGGTGGCTTTACTCCTGCTTTAGCCATGCGAATTAATAATGCAGGTGATATTAATTTTCAAGATGGAAATGTAGTAACTACAGGAACATTAGGTTGTGGTACATTAACTCCTGGAAATATACAATTAGGAAATAATTATCTCTATTTTAATGGTGGAACAACTTATTATCTATATCATACTGGTAGTGATGTAAGATGTGCCTGTGAAGGCTATTTTGAAATATTGCCAAATAATGATACTTTTGGACTCATTCTTAGAGATAAGGATGGTGCGGAGTATGGTAATTTACAAAATGTAGACGGAATAACTTATATTGGAGACGGGACTGCTACTAAAGGAAACATGATTGCAATAAACGGAACAGCAGTTACCTTGCCTGGAGTATTAACAGTTGTTGGTTGTGTAACAGATGGCACTTGCGAAATTATGAAGAATGAAAACGCCATTGAAATCATAGATTATATATTGAAAACTGGCACTGGCAAAAAAGATGAATATAACCATGAGCATATGGATATGGAAAAGATTTACAGCGAATATCCATTCTTAATATATGAGGCAAGAGATATTGAAACTGGCAGAAAGAAATATTATGATATACTTGGAGCAAAAGGTGATTTAGCCTACGCTGCAATTTTAGAGCTTAATGAGAAAATAGTTTCTCTTGAACAAGAGAATATATTATTGCAAAATAGAATAGAACAATTAGAAGCTTAAAAAATGAATCTTAATAGATATTAAGATATAAAATTAAAGGAGAATGGCTATGGCAACTATCAATCTCAACGAAAAATTCTATGATTTAGAAACAGGGGAAATAATCAAAGATCAAATCTTTGATAAAGATGAAAAAGGGATAGTTAAAACAGACAGATTCAATAATCCTGTCTTTAAAGATGGGAACAAAATGACTCTGAAAATTTATATAATCAGAGCATTATTGGCAACTCATATTAATCCGGCTAATAGACAAACAGAACTTGTTGATGGAGAAGAAAAAGACAAGAGAGGAGAATTGGCAGAAAGAATCAAGGCAGAGAAAGAATTGATAACTTTAGCAGCAGAAGAAATAACTCTTATCAAGAGGCTTATTGGCTGGATGTATTCTCCAATGATTGTAAGACAGGCTTATCAAATGTTGGAGCTAACTGATAAAGAAAAAGAGAAAGACAAGAAGAAAGATATTCCCGGTTCTAAGAAATAAACTTTCCTTAATTTAATCAACCTACCTTTTGGGGTGATATTAATTATTTCCAAAATCATCTCTCTTTGCTATTGACATACAATATATCACATGGTATGATTTTAGTATAATAAAAAGGAGTTTGAGATGAAAAGAAAAATATTAGTTTTAGGATTGACATTCCTTTTCTTTTTTGTTTATTGCAAATCTCCAGCATCTCCTGATATTGAAAAAATATTAGAACCTCAAGATGATTCTCCTTCATTATCTGTTGCTAATGTGATAATGAATGGCAATCCTGTTTGGTTCACTGATAGATTTAATTTTGATAATAAACCTATTTTTGGTTATTCAGGTTGGACTGATGGAACAGGTATTTTGATAAACATAGGAGAGAAAACAGCTCTCTCAGTAAAAATTGAAGCAATTCTTTATGATTCAACCGGAAAATATCTTTCAAGAAAAACTGTTGATCCTTCTTATAAGAATAATATTCAATCACAAGAAACTGCAAAATGGCAGATTATTTGGTTAAAAGAAGATAATTCCTGGTGGCAAAATGTTGATAGTCAAAAGACAAAATTTAATATTACATGGAGTGATTAAATAAAAAGGAGAAATAATGAGAATTCCAAAATATGAAATTGCTTTTTTGGATAAATCAAATCAAGAAATAGTTTTTCTTACTTCAAATTTTCTTTTAAGGGCAAAATATTTGGCTAAAAGAATATTAAGATATAATCCATTTTTTAAAGAGGCTATTATATTGAAAAGGGGAATAGAAAAAGAATGGTTTAATTCTCCTTTTCAACCAAAAAAGGATTATTATGAATGATAAATATCATGAGCCTTTATCTGAATGGCAAAAAAGGAATTGTACTGGTTGTCAGTTTGCAGACATGAAAACAATTGGAACAGGTGAAGCTTGTTGTACTTATTATCTTCATTATGAGTTAGATGATAAAGGCGAATGCAAAACAAAGAGATAAGACAATGAAGAGAAAAATGACAAAAAAGGATGCTGAAAAAATCTGGAATGATATCATTGAAAGAAGAATGAAAAATGGATCTCTCCAAAACTTAATGAAAAGTATGATCACAAAACTTTCTAAGCTCAAATTTACTTATGATGGAAAAATCAAAGAAACAAGAAGAAGCCAGAAATATGGAACAATTGCTGATAGAAAATATCTTTATGCAGATAGGCATTTTCCAACACTCTTAAAAGAATATAAAATAGAAAGGAAAAAATTCAAGGAGGCTTTAAAATGAAAAAATCGATTGTTTGGTTATTTGTTTTATTTTTTGTTAGCGTTGTTCTTGCTCAAATTCAATTTAAATTTGAAATTACTCAAGAGTTTAAAAAAGGAGAAGCTGAAATTAGAATATTAGGCAAAACTTCTGATGAGGTTTTAAAGGGAGTTGTTAGGACACTATTTCGGTTGAAATGTAAGGTTATAGAAAAGGATGAAGAGATTGGTCTGATTGTTGCACAAAGAATAAAAACAAAAGAGAGTTATGAAGGAGGGGAAGTTGTTCTTGGCGGAGAGTATGTTTCTGATAGGTGGGAAATTATGATTGAACAGGTTGAGGGTACAGTTTTTGTTATCTGTTTTTATGAAGGGGAAGGTTCAGGTTTTTGGGGTAGTAGTAAAAAGAGCTTTGAATCTTTCTGTGAAAAACTTAAAAGTATTTTGGGGAGATAGGAGGCTTTAAAATGAAAAAAGAAAGATTCTCTTTCTGGTTTGACTTTGAGGATAAGATGAAACTTGAATCTATAGCTAAAGTTGATGATCTGAAAATCGGATATCTTATAAGGAAAGCCATAAAGGAATATATCAAAGAAAACTATGCCAAAGCTATGGTTGAGATAACTGCCAGGGAATATCAGGAAAAGCTGATAGAAGCAGACAGGAAAAACAAAACCAAACCATTGACTAAATCCCAGCAAAAGATATTAAGAGTTGGAGTTAAAGAAAGACAGAAGATCAGAAGGCAGAAAGAGCAGAGAATGAGGGAGAGATATTACAAATGAAACTATTTGAAAAAGTTCAGGTTTTTGAAGAAGTAACCGGAAAGGTTATCGGCTGGGGAACAATAATTGGAATTAATAATAGAGAGAATATTCCAACGATTAAACTTGAGAATGGAAAGACTATTGTTGCTGATGAAAGATATTTCTGGATCTCTGAAAAAAAGTCTTTTGAGATTGGATTGAGGATATTTAAAGATTTAGAGAAAAAAGCTTGACTGAGATATTCCAATTATGTATTATATATATATAAATGCAACAAATAAGGAATAATGAATAGGAGAGTTTAATATGGCACTTGAAAGGACTTGCAGACTCTGTAAAAAGAATTTCGATCCTAAAAGAGATTGGCAAAAATTCTGTTCTAAAAAATGCCAGAAAGAATATTGGAGGCAAGTTTTTCAAGATAAAGCAACAATAAATAAAAGACTTGAAAAAATTGAAAAACAATTAGAAGTGAAATAATGACATATCTAAGAGATGGTATTTGTATATTCTGCGGTGAATCCCATGAAAGACGAACTCCAAAAGGAAATTATAGATATTATTGTTCAGAAAAATGTCAAAAAAAAGCACAAAATGAATTTTCTATCTTTCAAGATAAAAAAATGGATATTAAACGAAAAAGAAATTATCTTTGTCTAACTTGTAAATATGGATGTAAACATAGACGAACTCTTACTATGAAAAGTTTGCTTATATATTGTCCAAAATATGAAATGCAAGATTATTCATATTTAAGAGAATCACAAAATATAAGACCAACAAAACCTGAAAAAATATTAGATGATAATACTTCAAATTCAATAAAATATGTTGGTGATGCAAAGAAATGGATTAAATTAAATAATGGGAAACTGAAGAATCCGGATTTTATTGTGAAAGGACAAAAGAAAATCATTGAAGTTTTTGGAGATTATTGGCATAAAAATGATGATCCTCAAGAATTAATAAACTTATATAAGCAGATTGGATATGATTGTATAATTTTTTGGGAGCATGAAATTCATAATGATATAGATTTAATTAAAGAAAAAGTTGAAATATTTATAAGTCAATAAAATAAAAAGGAGGAATTGAGATGGAGGATCTGAAAGACAGGATTACTCACAAAGGAAAACTCTTTTATTATGTCATTAATTTTGGCAACAACCGGATCTATGGCAGAGGCAAAAAAAGGTTAATGGTCAATGAGAAAGATGAAGTAGAAAGAACTTTCTCCATAAACCGGAAAAGAAGTTTAAGCTCAATTTTAGGGAAGGCTTAAATGAAAGAAAAAAAGCCTTACAAAAAGCCAATATTAACAAAAGTTCCACTCCGGCCACAAGAAGCTGTTCTTGGTTTTTGTAAAACCAGCAATACAAGAGGGCCAGGAATTGCAACTTGTGCTTTTCCAAATGGCTGCTACACATTGGGATCATAAGAAATAGGGAAATGACATTTTTAGATTGGGCTTGGATAGTATGTTATTGCATTTCTTTCATTTTATCTGTCATTGTAATTGAAAGAAAATTGACACGAATTGTAAACAATATAAAAGGAGGCGATGGATTGAAAAAATGAGTGGAGGATTTTTAAACCAGCTCAACTGTTGTAAGTGGAGGGGAGGCTGAAAGGCTTCTCCTCCAAATAATAAAGGAGGATTAAATGAAAGATTTAAAAACAACAGACTTATTGAATAAAATCAACGAGGAAGATATAGATGATAAGCTTTTTGGAGAAATTCTTGATGAACTCAGCACTCGAACTCCCTTTGGTTATCTTGAAGAACGCATTGATGAGTTAAAGAATTTAATGGAAAAACAAGAAAAGGAAATAAAAAAACTACAAAATGACATGAGCGATCACATTCACTTAGCTGATGGTAAATCTGTAATTAAAATTTAAGGATATATCTAAAAAAGGAATCAGAAGGTTTTCTCTCAAAGTAAAAAAAAGGCTGGCAACTATCCCACCTTTATTATTGCCAGCCTTATTTAATAAAAAGGAGTTTTAACAATGAATAAGGTAAAACATAAATCAAGTTAAGTCAAGTTCCTCATAGTCGTTATATTTTAAAATAAGCAATGAGAAAAGGACAACATCATTCTGAAAAAACAAAAAGAAAAATAGGCAAAGCCAATAAAGGAAAAATTCGTTCTGAAAAAACAAAAAGAAAAATAAGTGAATCACTTAAAGGAAGAATTTCTCCAAATTGGAAAGGTGGAAGAAAAATTTCTGGAGGATATGTTTTTATTTATATGCCTGATCATCCAAATAATGTGCAAGGATATATTAGAAGAAGTCGTTTAATAGCAGAGAAAGCATTAGGTAGATATTTAAAACGAAATGAAATTGTCCATCATATTAATGAAAACAAATCGGATGATAGAAATTGCAATCTTTTAATCTGCACTCAAGGTTATCATATATGGCTTCATCGAAAAATGGAAAGATTAAATAGATATAAAGGAATGAATAAATGGATATTTTTATTTATAGAAATAGGGAAAATAAAAGGATATGAAAATGGTTAATAAATCAATTGAATCTATTTTCAAGGAGATATTTTAAAAATGCCTGAAAAGAAAAAATTATCAAAAGAAGCAAAGGCAGCTTTAACAAGAAAAGCCAGAGAAGATAATATTGCTGAATTTGAGAAAAGAAAAAAAACTCAAGTAAAGCCTCCGGAAGTTCCAAAGATGAAGAAAGAGGAATTAACTGCTGAAGAAATTAGGAAAAAACTCAGAAGGGGAATTCAACCAGAAAGAATTATTGCAGCAAAGAAGCCTTATTATATTCTCAAGCCTCAAAAAAAATTATTGGCTGAACAGGATATGGAAATTGTTGAATGCCTTGCTAAATCATATACAGCAGAACCAGTAAAATCATTAAAAGAAAAAGGAGATATGGGACAGAAAAATCTTTATTTCTCAAATGTAAGAGATTGTCCAAGAGAGATTTATTACAAATTCTTTGAACCTCAAAGAGCAAGAGATTATACAGTTAAAGGACAAATTCTTTTTGATGATGGAAAGATTCATCATAGAACAATCCAAAGAAGATTAGAAGATATGGGAAAAGGAGAAGGATCAGAAGGATATTTGCATATTCCAGAAGTTGATGCAGGAGGCTATTATGACATTCTTTATAAAGTTAAAGAATTAAAAAATGGCTGGATAATTTGTGATATAACAGAAGTTAAATCTAAGCTTCCTTATGCTTGCAATGAAATTGTTCAAGCTGATTATGATCAAGCACAGCTTTACCATTATGCTGCCACACATTCAGATAGATTGAGAATCAAGAGAATTAAGATCCGGGCAATCAGGATACTCTATAAAGATAGAGCATTAGAAACTGATGATATTCATTTTGGCTGGCTTGTGAAACCTGATTATGACAGGCAGATGGATATCATGAAATATTTCCAATATTTAAAAGAAGTTGTTATTGACAGGAAATTCCTTCCTCCTCATCCTTTTGAGAAGAATTCTAATAAATGCAAATGGTGCAGATTCAAAGGCTGGTGCTGGCTTGAATATCCAGAATTAATGGCTGATGAAGTTAAAGAAGTTCCAGGAGATAAGATTGAAATTCCTGTGAAAGAGATTCTTGATTCTTATGCAAAAAAGCTTTATCAGATCATGAAGAAAGAGAAAGAATTGAAGGAAGAAAAAGAAAAAATATCTCCGGTTATCATGGCTTATTTGGCAAAGGTTAAAAAATCAGTTTACAGATTGAATGATGAGCTTGGATTTGAGATCAGAAAAAGCAGGGATACAATTTGGGATAAGGAAATGCTTTATAAGAAAATCGGGAAGGAATTCTTCTATCAAATTGCTGATATCAAATCAACTCTTGTTTCTAATTTGATTAAGAAAGAATTTGTTGATGCTGGGATATTTGAGAAAGCTAAGAAATATAAATGGAGAAAGCCTTTTCTGGCTTTAACTAAATTAGGAAAAACTTAAAGGAGGAATAATGGATAAAGAAAAAGCATTAAAAAAGGCAGAAGAGAATCATGACAAGGCTCTTAGAGTAATTGATCTTGCAGATAAAGTCTGCAAAAAAATAGAGCCTCATCTTCCCAAAGGATGGGAAATACATACAGGGCTTCT